CACTCCCCCGTTGGGAGTGCTCCTCATGTTGAACTATGTTCGACTTCCATGTAGTATGTCAGATTCAGAACGTATAGTAGAAGAACCATTTAGATATGAGATTTTGAAAGTCTCACGTCCCGATGGAGTGAATTCCCCGCGTTATGTGGTGGACGCCGTTCCCCAGTATCAAAGCTGGTACGAGCGGTATACGCCTAATTCAACGGGAAACCACCAAGTTTGGAAGTCCTTCCAGCATTACAAACGCTGGTCTGGAAATAACCAAACGGGTGCGAATACGGGCTTCTTCTCTGTTTCCATGAACGATCAGATCGACTATTCGTCGGATGATTTTCATGTCGGGCAGGGGGGTTACCCCTACTTCTTATACGCATCTGAGTTCGGCGCGCCGGGCAAGCTCGATAACGGCTTGCCTGGATTCTATGCAGTGTTGCCTGATGGGTCATTCGTGGCCCCACCTCCCGACCTCGACTCTCTGGTTCAGGCATCGTTACAAACGATGCTTCCCAAGGTTAAGGCCGAGTTGTCCCTGATTAATTCGGTTATAGAACTGAAGGACTTCAAGGGCTGTCTCACTGCTACTGCCCGTGTTTTGCAAGGCCTCCGTCGGGGTCGTTTTCCTACGATCCCTAGGGGCTTTACGTTACACAGGGCGCTCCGAGGAGTGGCTGGAGGTTATCTCCAGTGGATGTTCAATCTAAAACCACTCCTGTCTGATATCGCGGCTATTCACCGCGCTCTCACGCTTACCCAACGTCGTATAAATGACTTGGTTTCGCGTTCGGGTCGTGTCAGGGTCCAGCACTTCGCCAGGCCCTTGACTGAGTTCGAGCAATCCACCGAAAGTTCGGTTAACAAACCGCTTTGGTCGAGGTCGCTTGCTGGTTGGATCCCTGATTGGGGTCTGTCCGGCAGCTACTCCTTAGCCACTGATGTGACTAGTACGAGGATTGTTCTGACTGATCCGACTCTATTCCATGCCCAAATACAGTATAATTACAATTATACTCAATACCAGCGCGAGAATGCTCGCATATTGTCATTACTAGATGCGCTCGGGGTCAACTTGAACCCGGCCATCATATGGAACGCAATACCCTGGAGCTTTGTGGTCGATTGGGTTCTCGGCGTAAGCCGATGGCTCAACGAACAAAAGCTTGGTTACATGGATCCGAAGATAAACATACTGCAATACTTGTGGTCGGTGAAAAGATCGAGAAGGATCATTCTCACGAGCTTGTTAAAGGCTCGACGGGAGTACTTCTCCACGTCCTACTATCCGCCATTAAGTATAACGCGACCGGTTGTCACAGAAACGGCTTACCGCCGTCAATGTGGTCTTCCTGGTCCGAGCTCGCTTATAGCGAGTGGGTTGAGCTCAACCGAGTTCACTCTAGGCGCTGCGCTCGTGGTAACACGACGTAGGCGACCCAACAAGGGCTGATTTATTTCAGCCAAAATGACAAGTACATAAACATATGGCACTAGCAAATACGCTAAATACCAATGAAATCAAAGGTTCGGCAGGCACTGAAATTGAATTTCAGCGCAAGTCGACTGGCCCCGGTGAAGTTACTGTGTTCGCGCAAATTGGCGAATCGCCCAACAAACCCTACCGCCTCAGTGTGAAACACACTGAAGTCGGAACTGGGTTCGACAAGCGCCGTCGGTCCGTGATCCGTTTCGACAAAACTGTCGCTTCGGACGTGGATTCAACGAGAACAGTGACACCTCTCGCCTATACCGTTATCGAGGCACCCATAGGGGGCTTGACAACGATGGCGGAGGTCAAGAACGTGTTAGCCAACCTCATGTCGTTTCTCTCCACAACTGGAGCTGCGACGACCGTGTTGTTTGACTGCACGGGTACCGGAGCCGTGACCCTTATCGACGGGACGCTGTAATGCGTTCTATCGACTTGGGTACCTTCTGTAATCCTAGGGTGCTACTACTTGCAGTCACTATAACAATGGTGACCGCTTTGGTAGCATGTAAGATTACTGATCTCAACCTTCGGGCTAAGGAAATTGATGTCCTCCATGCACCTCTATCGACAGCAATGTCGAACGATGTGCACGTGACACCTTTGCCTTAGAGCCGAGCCCGTTAAGGCTTGGCTGGTGGCAAAAGCCACCTACTTCCAACTTGGGGCACCTCGGTCGGCGAAAGCCGGTCGGGGCCCCCTCATCTTGGAACCCGTTGGATGTTCAAACCTACAGCATCACAAAGCTGAAGCCACTTCTGGCTGCGGTGCGCTCCTCCTCGGTGAGGGTCATGACTCTCGGTGACGTTATAGTCACCGGGAGCACATAGACTTCTTCATCCATGGCGGGCCCCGTCAGTACAGGGTGGTATAGGCCTGAGCTGTCAGGACCTTGGAGATAAAAGGCAGCCAGCGCTGGGACCCTAAAGGTCACTTTCGCTGACGGCTTCACACTCCTAAGGTACATTATGTCTTTTGTAAACAAGTTCATCTTCGTTTATGAGAGATTTGTTTGGGATTCATAGGGATCATGGGCGTGTCAGAGTGCCCTAGCATGGTTCACCATATGGCGACCACTAATAGGCTAGATAAGTTAACGTTAAATCAACTCATCGCTGACATGCTTCATGACATTCATACGAATCATGGAGACGTGTTCAACAGTCGTAGCCTTCGACGCACCTTACATAAGGTGGCAGAAAGGCTTTCATCTGAAGGAGAAAGTTTTCTAACGAAAACCCTACCCCGCCTCGGTAAGGCCCTTGATCGGGCACTTGCCGGTGGAGAACCGCTTGACGCCCGTAACCTCCGCTTCGCAGCGGATAGCGACGGGAAACTGCCGAAATTATTCGGTGAGTTTTTCAGGCGTGTTCTACAAAAAGACGGGACGGTCCTTCAGGAACCTGATTCAAATTCGGTCGTTGTACTAAGGCAGCTTTTGTACTGTTTTTATAAGTACGAGCTACCCTATACAGATGAACAAGAACAAACAGTCGTTAGTAAGTTCGAAAGAACTGAAGAAGACTTATCTGCCATCATTCACGAGTTGGAAATACTCCGCTCCGTTTTTGATGATCCTACGTTTACTTATCGTCGTATTCGACCATCTTCTAGGTCGGCGCCGATTTTAGACGTAGTACGCCGTGCTCGCATTCTCTTATCGAGTTTGTTTGCACGTTTTGACCCGAAAGACATTTACCCTAGGCACGGTCCCGGGGCTGTTGCTACCAAGCAAAAGCTCTGGACTAAGTACCTTTGGACGAATGTCTCGGCGAATATCACACGTATGTACCCCTTGGATGCGTACTTTTTCGCATCCAGTGGTGCCGTATGTGACAACTATATGCGTTTTGATCGCATAAGTGAAGAGGATCTCCCAGCACGAGTTGTACTCGTGCCCAAAGATTCTCGCGGGCCTCGTTTAATATCTTGCGAACCAGTGGATTACCAGTGGATTCAGCAAGGTTTGGGCAAGGCCATTGTAGATCATGTAGAAAAACATCCACTGACGAAGTGGAACGTTCACTACACGGACCAAGGTCCTAATCAGCGCGGCGCCCTTCTCGGGTCGTCGACTGGTAGGTACGCGACTCTTGACCTTAATGAGGCCAGTGATCGCGTTTCGCTTAGTCTGGTTCGCCTGCTGTTCCCACCACACATTACGTGTGCTCTGGAGGCTTGCAGGTCTTCATCTACGGTGCTACCGGACGGTAGGATATTACCGCTCCATAAGTTCGCGCCGATGGGCAGCAGTCTCTGCTTTCCCATCTTAGCGCTTACTGTCTGGAGTATCCTCACTGCGGCGGCACCGGATCGAGATGCTCGTGAGAGCATACTAGTGTACGGCGATGATGTGGTCGTCCCAACCGCGTTTGCGGATGAAGCGATCGAACGGCTCGAAGCACTCGGCTTAAAAGTTAACCGAGAGAAGAGCTGCACCAGTGGGTTCTTTCGAGAATCCTGCGGCGTCGATGCCTTCAAAGGCAAGAACGTCACCCCTGTCCGAATAAGGACAGTCTGGTCATCACGTCAGTCAGCGGACGTTTATACTTCTTGGATCGCTTACGCGAATTCCTTGTTTGCTAAACGTTACTACACGACCTACAACAGAATTGTAGGGGTTTTGGAAACCATATATGGTCCAATTCCAACGAAAGACCTCGGGCTTAATTGCCCTAGTCTAGTTTGTGCAGTCACACCACAAATGCGCTTAAACACCCGCGTTAATGCCAACTTGCAAAAGTTGGAGTATAACGTTTGGGATGTCCGGGCGCAAATTGTCACTCGTCAGATCGACGGATGGTCCATGCTTCTGCGTTATTTCGCAGAGAGTGGGTCATCCCGTCTCAAAGACGGCAATTCATTCATAGAGTCAGGTCCTCTGGACCTGGCCCCTAGTTTGCGTGTCCGCCAGTACACACCACGCCGGGCAAGCATTCTTGCTCGGTGTTGGCGATGAGTTACTGAGTGGGTTAAATACCCATTCAAGGCAACGAG